AGGCTACTACGTTTTTCCCAAACTAAATGTTCTAAATCTTTAGGAACGTAAATAAACATATTTACAGGCATTTCTAAAAATTTATTGAAGTTTTCAATATAATGATCAAAACTTCTACCTACACGACTAATATCCCATAATCCTGTAACTACTGTTAATTCTTTATTAGTATCCTCTACTTGTTGGATATGTATTTTTTGTGTTTTACTCTTTTTTAGAACTCCTACTTGCTCACAAGCTGTGTAAACGTTATATTCTTCTCCTCTTTCTCTTAGGAAATCTTCTATAGCTGCTCTTACACCAGGAAGATCATTTCTTTCATAATCATGGAACAAAATATATCCTCCTTCTTGAACTTTATCGTAAATTTTTGTTAAACTATCATAAATAGAATCATAAAAATCACCATCTAAAAAGGCAAAACATATTTTATCTGGGATTCGGTAATCTGGGACGTCTTTAAACCATCCTTTACACGTGTATGGAGGTTTTAATCCATTATCTCTAAAGTTTTTAATCAAGACATCTTCTGTAGTATTTAAAGTACCAGGTCTCCAACCCATTCCTTCTTCATGTTTAGATAATGGGGGTAATCCTTCGAATGAATCATATACATATAGATCTTTATTTGAATTAGTTTCATCTAAAGTTTTTCTTAAGTATTTACTTGATTCACCTACGTAACATCCAAATTCTACAAAATCACCTTCAATTTGGTTTTCAATTACTTCTAAAGCATGTATTACTATTTGATCTAATTGTTCATCATTAATGATAGTAGGATCTATCTTGTTATTTGGAAAACTTCTTATAATATTTAAAATATCGGCCATCGGTTTTGTTGTTTTAATGTTTTAATTTGTTCTATATTTTTTGAATAAAATTCTTCTAAGGTATCACTAGGTATAAAATTAGTACCGTCTGCAAAATTATAATTTATTGGGCTAAAATATCTATCTGTAAAATAAATGTTTACTTTGTAAAATTGAGGATCAAAATTTAATACTGTTATATCATTAATATAATTTGATACCCCAACGGGAATATAATCACATATCATGTAACCTCCACATCCATTACAGTTTTTAAAAATATCATTTGAAAAAGATAAATTCATAGCATCATTCCACACATTAAAATATGTTTTTAACTTATCTACAGAAGAAAAATTATAATACCTAAAAGGACCCTCAGTTATATCTAATTTAATGATTATAGGAGATTTATTTGTTGGGTATTTTTTGCTTAATTCATAAGTTAATATAGAAGATAATTGCAACGCAGATTCTGAACTATGCCCCAGAGCTGATGCTATTTTGAATTCATAGCCTGGGTCTATACCTACATGCTCTTTATGGCATCCTTTCATTGAGTTTTCAGGAGTATTAAATTGTTCCCAGAAAAGTTCTTCTGTTATTTCTCCACTTATTATTTTATCATATCTAATATCAACATCAGGATCTTGAAATATAAATTTAGTATAACCTAATTCTGCTATTCTAGGAAGTGAAAATCTATGTAAAGCATATGAAAAATCTTTTCCAACATTCATTAAATCTCTATATTCTTTACCATAATTTTCTTGATCTAATGGTATATATTCTATTTTTTTTGAATATGGGTATTGATCTCTAACTTCATGAATATTAATAACATCAATAATCTTATTAGTTTTTGATCTTAATTCATCAAAATCTTCAGGAACATCAGTTAAGATAATATAATCCATAGTATTATCATAACCAGTTTCTAAACTTTTTAGTAAATTATGTTTTACTCTATCTCTATAACTGGGGCCTAAGCCCCAGGTAGATATTATAGGTTTATTCATATTTTGGAAATATTTCTTTTCTAATGTAATAATTTTCTAGTAGTAAACAATCCAATTCAGTAGTGTTATATATAATAAATGCATCTTTATATGTAGATAAAATAGGTTTACCGTTTACATTAAAGGAAGTGTTTAATAATACTCCTACTCCTGTTTTCTTTTCAAATTCAGTTAATAAATCATATAGAAATTCATTTTGTTCTCTAGTTACTGTTTGAACTCTAGCCGTGTTATCAACATGTGTAATAGCAGCTAATTTATCTCTCCATTCTGATCTTACCTTAGGGCAAAAAGACATCCATCTAGATTCACCTTCAAATTCAAAATATTTTGAAACATCTTCTAAACGTACAACTGGAGCAAAGGGTCTATACCATTCTCTGTGTTTTACTTTAGCATTTAAAATATCTTTCATTTCAGCAATAGACGGATTACATATTATACTTCTATTACCTAATGCTCTAGGTCCATGTTCTGATTGGTTTTTAACAATTCCTACTATTTTACCATCTATTAAATCATTTAATAAAATTGAAGGATTATATTGTTCGTAAGGATGAAATTCTTCATCTTTTTCCATTAATTTTTTAACATTTGGGTATTCTGGGAGTATTTGAGCTATTAGATTTTGATCTAAAATAGGCAATCCTTTATATGTTAAATCACAAGCTGTTTCTGGTTTTAAATGTTTTAACATTAACCCAGTTGCAATGCCACAATCATTAGGGTTAGGACCAACAAATACTTCTTTATTAAATTCTTCTCTAACTCTAGTATTTAAAATAATATTTAAAGCACATCCTCCTGTTATACACACAGGTAAATCAGGATATTCTTCAAAATATGGTTTTGCTACTTCTAAAAAACAATCTTCAAAAGCTCGTTGAGCAGTTGCTGCTACATCGTAAGCTATTTGTCCTTCTAATCTATCATTAATGTTAAATGTTACTCCAATTTTTTCTCCTAACTTATTTATTTTTTTAACATAATCATCATTCCCACCATCTGGGTCACTTTTAAAGAATTCTATAAATGCTTCTAACCATTCTGGTTTGTAAGTTCCATAAGATACTAATCCCATTATTTTACCAGGCCATACTAGATTTCCATCTCCTAACCCTTCCATTTGGATATCTTTTAAATATTGACCAAACACCATATAAGCAAATCCTAAATTATAGTATAGATTAGGATCACCCATTACAGGATTTTTAACTTGTTCTAATAATTTAATTTCTTCTCCTCGTGTAGCATGGTATACATTAAATTCTCCATCATCACCACCCCCATCAAAAGAAAATACTAAAGCTTCCTTATATGGAGATTGATAAAACACCCCACAAGCATGTGATTCATGATGTAACCCATGAATATAATTTTTTGCTTTTATTTTGTATACTGTCTGGAATATTTCATGTTCCCCATTAAATTTTTCACCTACAAAATCTGTTGATGAGAAATAACAATTTTCAAATTCAGATATATTATATTCTTTTTCTACCCATTTAAGAATTTCTTCTAAACATATCATTATATATCTAGGAGTTTTGTATTGAGTTAACCCTACATTTTTATAATTTAGAAATCGTTCCATTTCTATAACACATAAGATTTCTCCTTTATCTTCAATTACTACAGCTCCATTATGTGAACCGTGTATGCTTATATTTGCCATATTTAAAATTTATTTATACCCAAAATCGTTCAACTTCTTTATTATGTTTTACATCAAATAAATTTGATATATTTCCTACATTAATATTTAATAAATTATATATAGGAGCTAAAATATATTCATCATGAATAACATAAGAACCCTTATATTGATTTATTTTTTTACTTTCATATAGAAATTCAATTACTTCATTCCATATATAAAATAAATTTTTTAAATCATCTAAAGTATTAGGAATATATAAGCGTGCTGCTTCATCTAAAACTAATAAATTTTTATCTATAGATTTATTATATTTGTTTTCTAAAAATGAAATTATAGGTTTCATATCCATGTAACCAATAATTGAAGGTTCTTGTGCATTACTATACCATCGTGATATAGAATTATATATATTATTAGTATTTTGAAAAAAATATTCATTAACTCCATTAAATGTAATAGCAGCATCAGTACAAAGCATAGCTACATTTTTTACATCTAATCTAATAGCTTGTAACACATTAAATCTATATGTAGAAAAAGGAAAAAGATATTTAGTTTGAATAAAATTATTAGCATATTCTTGCTCATTTGTACTTTCTAAAAAATATTCATTTTTTTCTAAATCAGGAAACTCAGAATAAAAATCTTTTAATTCATTTACTATTAAATTTTTTCTAGTTAAATCACTAAAATATGATTTATCATCTGTTAATATACAATAATATAAATTGTCATCATCAAAATAATAATCCTTAATTTTATCATATACGCTTTTTCTATATGTGGGACCACAACATGTATAACCAATAACTAAAGGTTCTTGTATAATGCTACTCATTTAATTCTAATCTATTTACTATATGGTTAATTCTGTTTTGAGGACTACAGTAATTAATATAATATTCTCTAGCATTTTTTATAATAAAATCTAAAAATTCTTTATCATCTTTTACTTCAAAGAATCGTTTTTTGTAAGCTTCTATATATGCTTCACCCCCTATTCTATCTTCCATAGCATTACATTTAAAATCCCCTCTAGGAATTGAAATATAATGGTAATCTGGGATTAAAGGTGGGTCAAAAGGGGTAAAATATTCAAGTCTCATCATAGGTAATCCTATAGCCATATATTCAATATCTCTATAACATATTTCAGCATTACTAGATATGGAAAGTCCTACTTTATATTCTATAGCTTGTTTTAGATAATCTTCAATTGATAGAAGTTGGTCACCCGGCCCTAAAGGTGTTGGACATAAATTTAACTCAGATAATCTGTAAGGGTCTTCTCTTCTAGTTGTAGATAGCCAAAATAATTGGTCTTTTAAACTGTTAAAATCTTTAAACCTTCTTAAATTATAAAAATGATCATGATTTGTTTGAGGAGTAAAGGTATAAAATGTTGTAGGTTTTACTGTAAAAGTATGAGCTGAAAAGTCATAATTTGGAGGTAACCAATGAACCTGTTGAGTTAAAAGTAAAATATCATTTTTATTATCACGACTTTTAAATATATCAAACAATTTTGTTGGACTTTCAGACCATGTAATCGCTTTTAATATATCATTTTTTTCATCATGTATTATTAATTCACAATCTGGGAGGTTATAATTAAATTTTTTTATAGGTAAATAACCTCCTTTTTTGTGGATAATTTCTGCATTAAAATTTTCTTTTAAATAATTTACTAATCCTAAAAAAACATCATTCCAACCCATATAAGCATATTGGGTTTCTAAAAAATAAACTTTTAACATTTTACTTTCCATAATTTATTGGTCCTTCTATTCGTTCTGCCCATTCTTGAGATTTACTATGGGCCCAAATAACCCATTTTGCTGGTGTTTTATCAGTTAAGAAAAATTTCTCTTCATTGTACCAATCTCCTTGAAGACTCATTATTTGTTTAATTTGATGTTCATTATAATCTTCTCTCCATATTTCATTTCCATTCTCATCATCAAATGCTACAACCCAAAAATCATAATCTTTTAATTTAAAAGTAGTTTTATTAAATTGTAATAAATGATAGAATGAAAACATGAATGAATCTTCCCATTCTTGATCATCTTCAATAAATGGATTTGGTGGATATTGATTATCTAGTGTGTATCGTTGTACTGCTCGTTTCTTAAAATGAATACCAGCATATTTTTCATAATCTCTTAAAGTACGCTCAGTTCCTAAATCATAACCAGTTAAATCAAATCCGTTATCTTCTGTTTGAAGTAATTGTCTAATTTTAGCTCTAGCTATATTTTGCTGAGACCACCAATCTTCACCTCGTTTAGATTGATCATCCCATACTAGAATACCGTCACGTTCTTCTCTCATAGTAGCATGCCATACAACTAATTTATGTGGGTGAAACATATCATAACCGTGAGTATATGAACGTACAGTTAAATTTAATTCTTCACCACTAAAGTATATATCGGCATCATGAAGAACAGTTTTAGCCCAATGACTATCAGCAAAACAGAAATGTCCTGATAAGAATCTTGATGGTGCTGGCTCTTCCATGTCTTGCCATCCATGTAATAATCCTGGTCTAATAAATATTGTTCCATGTGGGTAGAACGAAGCAAATGTTTGTTGCCAAGGTTCCATAGTACGCTCAACAGGATCATTAAATGGATTATAGTAAGGTAAATAAGCCGCTAGTATAGGTTTTTTATGTCCTTTGGCTTTTAATTGATCATGCATTTCAATTAATGTAACGTCCCAATCTTGTGCAAATCTATGGTGAGAATCTAATTGACAAATGTAGTCTTCATTTGTAATTAAAGTATTGATTTGATAACGAGCATAAGGTAATCCTTTAGCTTCTGTATATGGTATATCAATAATTTTAAAGCGCTTGTCTTTTCTGTAAGCATCAATATTATCAAATCCATCCTCATCATTGTATTGGCGACATATACCAAATACTAATCTTTTAGGATATTTTGCATTGTTTAATGCAGATTCTATTGTAGGAATTAATTCGGGTTCTCTATACGCTGGTAGATGAATGAATATTTTGCGGTTGTCTGCTTTTTTCATTAATAAGGTATTTCGTTTTGTATTATTTCGTGATTCCATTCTTTAGATGAACTGTGTGGCCATAATAACCAACTTGTTGGATATTCTACACAATCAAATTCTCGCCAAATATCATAAAATTGTCCTGGGCTTCCAAGTTTTATTCGTTTGATTTCATCGGCATCAGCATCTTGTCTATTAATTTCAACACCGTTTTTATCCTTAAATGCTATTACCCAACAATCATAATCTTCTTCAGTAAGTGAACCTTTATAAACATTAATACAATATTTAAAACGTCGAGTCATATTAGCTTCCCATTCTTCTTCAGTTGTATATGGTACTGGTAGTAATTTGTGTTGGGATGTGTGAATATGAACACGTTTTCCTTTAAAATCAACACCTATATAATGTTCAAATTCTTTTAATGTCCGTTCAGTTCCTAGATCATATCCTACAAAGTCAAAATCTTCTCTGCTTTCATCATCTATACCAAATAATGCTCGATATTTTTTAAATGAACGTTTATCTAAAGGTGAAAATTGATGATCATCCCAATGACGTTGTTTTCCTTCTCTAGTATATTCATGCCATATAACAGGAATATGAGGATGAAACAAGTCATACCCATGTGTATAAGCACGAGCAGCTATTGATGTTTCTTCTCCATGGAAATATAAATCAGGATCGTGTGGTACTTCATGTACGAAACTACCTAAAGTAAAGGCAAAGTGTCCTGAGTATAGTCTGGCAGGTATTGGTTCTTTAATGTCTCTCCAATTTGGTACGTAGTCAGGAGTAATGAATATAGGACCCTCAGGCATAAATCTGTCATAATTCGTATGCCATATTTCTATATTTCTACCTTCAGGATCATTTTTAGGGAAATATCCAGGCAAATATGCAGTTAATAATGGTTTTTTATGACCTTTAGCTTGAAGACCTTTCAACATATCAATTAGAGTCTCATCCCAATTCTTATCGAATCGGTGATGAGAATCCAACTGTAATGTGTATTTTTCTCCGTTATACTGTCGTTGAAGTTTATTTCTAGCCCAACATACGCCTTTTGCATCTTTGTAGTTTATATCCAATATATTAAAGCGAGGATCGTTTTTATATTGGTCTAAAGTATCCCATTCATCTTGTTCAGAATGTTGCCAAGCAATACAGAAACGTAAGTTTTCTGGGTATTTAGCATTAGATATACAACTTTCTAAAGTAGGTAATAATTCAGGATCTCTATACGATGCAATTTGCACAAATATAGTTTCATCGGAAACCTTTTTTTTAGACATAACTAGAATTTATATTATTTTTTCTTTGGATAATATTTTCTTTTTTTCTTTGGCTTGTCAATAGGGAACTCTGATTTTGTTTCTTTTTTAACCTCAGGTTCTGTGATGCCTACTACTTCTTTAACAGCATCATTTACTTGACGTGTTGCAGTTTGTTGAATAACTTTTCTTGGTTGAAATTTTTCTTTTGGTTCTTCTGTCATTTCTTTTAAGGTTGGTTGTCCTTTAGTTAAAAAATAACCTACTCCAGCAGCCATAGCTACTATCAATCCTATTAAAATAATAATTTCTAATCCGTTCATAATAATTTGTTTAAATGTTAATAATTTGTTTTAAATATGATTTTTGTATTTCTTTATCAGTAAAGAATTGTTTTAAGTTAGGTTTAAAGTAATTTACATTTTTCATTACTTTTTTATCTCTTGTTCTATAAACAATAAAATATTCCCCAACTTTTTCGTAATGACACTCCTCACCTTGCTCACTCGATCTTTGAAGGACAGTTGCTTTAGCTTCTTCTTCTGTTTGGCAAGCTTTAGATAAATTTGACGCTTGAACCTCTTGATAGGCTGGCCATATCTTATCCTTAAGGCCATGTAGCATAGTACCGTTCCCAGTGGCAACATAAGTAATATCGCAAAGAGCGTCCAAAACCTCAACGATGTCTCCTCTTTCGCAAGCTTCTCTATATTCTTCAAGTTCTTCAAGGATGAAATTATATACAAATTCCCATTCTTTTCTTTGGGGTATGTTTGGTTCATAACTGTTTGGTTTGCCCATTACGGCGTTAAATTCTTCTACCTCATCTATAAAAGGTACTTTTGGTTCTGTTATCATAACTTTATTTTTTTAAATAATCTTGTATTTGTTCTGAATCTTTACGTTCCCATGGGTAAATAACCCATTCATTACCTTCATGTATTTGTGCATAAATATTGGGTTTATAACATGAAGTGTGAGGTTTATAATGAAGTGTTGCTGTGTAGCAGCCTATTGTATTTTTCAATGTTATTCCAGTATCAGCAATATCATCTATAACTAAAGTGTTAGGTAACATTACGTCAGACCAAGGTAAGCCTAACTTATGTGACACCATCACGGCAGGTATAAGTCCACCACGTTTTAACCCAAATACTGAGTCAATGTTGGGGAGTTCAGTAATAATTTTTTCACATAATATTTCTACTAGTTGAGATATATCATCCCAACTTAAGTAGATTTTATTTTCGATTCTTAAAGCCATCTTTTAGATATTATGTCCACCATTATTAATCTTTAATGAATCAAAGAACTCTTTACGAGCATTATTAGAATCATCTCTAAAAGCACCACTTGCTTTTGTTGTAACCATTGCTGCACCCTGATGTTTAACACCTCTACAAGATACACAATTATGAGTTCCAACTATAGTAACAATAACACCTAAATTACCTTCTGTAATTTTATCTACAGCATTATGGATAGCTGATGTTAATTGTTCTTGAATAGCTCCTCTACGACCAAATAATTCAACAATTCTATTTAATTTAGATAAACCAATTACTTGACCGTTTTCACCTGAGATATAACCAATATGGACTACACCTCCAATTGTTTGATGGTGATGTGAACACATAGATGTTAATGGTATATTTCTTTCAATTATAATACCATCATAACCATCACTTGGAAATGAGGTAATCTCAGACATTGCTGTATATCTACCTTTCCATAAATCATTAACATATGCTTTAGCTACACGTCTTGGAGTTTCCATTGAATTTGGATCATTTCTCCAATCACATTTTAGGGCATCTAAAAATAAACCGTATGCTTGTTCAGCATCATCGATCATTTTTTCCTTTTCTTGATCGGTAAAAGGGAAACCAGGTGCAACACCATTAGCAAATCCTACTTGTACTACTTCTAGATCAGTGTGACTCTTTCGTCGTTTGTTTTCCATAACAATAAGTTGTTTTTTTATCTTTACTAAATGTAATAAATTTTATTTTAATATCCAAATAACATTATACTTCTCTTTGGTCTTCAAATGCAATAATGTGAGGTCTCCAAGTTAATCTATAACCGTTATCTCTAACCCAATCAAACATTTTAGGGTATGATTTAAATAAAGCCTCTCTTGAATCACCAGCTGGCATGAACCATACTTTATCTTGCGGTATATCTAATATTTTAATGCAACCCATTATTTCTTCTAATGCGTCTTGATCTTCACCATCCCATACTGGTTTTAAATGATAGTCAGAATGATATGAAATCATTTTAGACATAGCATTATAATTAAGTCTTAACTTATTATGCTGTTTAATCATTCTTTCGTCCACAATGTCTCCTTGAGGTGTTGATACGCCAACTTTAGGGACTGAATTGCTGAATTTAGGGGAGATTGATAATAGATTAATTGGGTAATCTGTTTCAAGAAAATGACTTCCTTCGGTCTCAATTGTAATGAAAATATTTCTTTCATGTGCAAAATGTGTTAATTCGTTTACTAATGCTGGATGCATTGTAGGTGATCCTCCTGTAAGCATCATCTCTGTGATGTGAGGATTTTTATCGTACATGTCAATAATGTTTTGAAAACTAATATGTCCTTTTTCAGGATGAATACTTGTATACCAAGAATCGCACCATCCACCATCTCCGAACCAACATCTGTGAGTACAGCCTGTTGTTCTAATTACTACTGTTGGATAACCTGCTCTACTTCCTTCGGATTGTACTGCTGTATAAAGCTCTACAATAGGGAGTGTTTTGTTATAATCTTCTATTCTTTTCATAACTTTAAATTTTTATAAAGATAATAAAAGGTTGGGAATTATCCAACCTAGTATTATTCTATTTTACGACTTTATTGTCTTTCTCCTTTATGCTTATCTAATTTATCTAAAATTTGTGTTAGTAGTTCGTTTTTAACTACTCCTACCATTGATGCATTTTTTAAAATAGAGATTAACTGAAATACTAAAAATGGAGCCATAATAGTCTCACTTAACCAATTTGTCCCAGTAAATCCTCTTTCTATTGTTAATATAGCTGAAAGCATTACTGTCCAGAATATAAATGTTTTTAATACACTTAATGCTTTACAAGTTTGGAATCCCTCTCTTTTAATTCCAGCCCAAACACCGAAAAATCCGTCAGCAAATATTACAAATGCTACCGAAAGGTATTGTTCTATGTTATCTGCTGTTAGATTCATAAAATATGAACCTATAAATGCGCAAGCTGTTGTCAATGATAATGTAATTAAAAGTGAAGTTTTCATCTTATGTTTTACTATTTAACGTATTCGTAGTATTTTTTAGTTTTTTGGTTTCTATCCTCTAACCCGTGAGTACCACCGTTAATTCTTTTTGTAAGAGCTAATATAGCTGCATCGTTAATTCCTTTGTCGCATATCTCCCACAATTTGTTTTTATCAAAGAAGAACATTGCTGATTCAAATGAATATTCTGTAGCTACTAAATCAGGGTTAGTCATGATTTCTGGTTTTTGTAAATACTTAGCGAATGCAGCATAATTATCTTTTCCAGTTAATTGTAAAGCACCTCTACCTCTGTATTTCCAACCATCTCCTGATTTTTCATCACCGTTACCCATCCTAGATGCGTAAACTCTGTTTGCGATTTTTTCAGGATTTCTAGCATAAGACTCTTCTAAAGTACCTGGAAAATATTTTCCAAATATACCTTGAAGACCTTGAGCTGAATAGTTTAAATTTTCAGAAAACAATTTATAACCACCTGTTTCGTGAGCTGTTTGAGCAAAGAAATGCGCAGCTCTAACAGGAGTTAATTTATAAAACTCCATTGCTTTTTTCATAGTACCAGGACCGAATGCTCCGTCTGCTGCTACTCCTATTTTCTTTTGTAAACTTTGTAAACTCATACCTTAATTATTCGTCGTTGTTTGATTTGTTTCCGTTTTTCATTGCTGCAAATTTTTCTAATACATCTGGAAGGAATGAACCTAATGTAATGTACATAAATGCGTCGAAGATGTACTCGTTTAATTCTAAAGGTTTGCCGTAATAACCTGTAACTAGGTCTACTGCAATGGCAATTACCATTACCATAAATGACATGAATCCAATTACAACTTTTTCATTGTAATCATTTGATTTTTTAAAAATACTGAAAAATCCCATAAAATATGTTTTTAAGTTAATTAATTATGTAACCTACTTTCAAAACAAATTATATAACATTTGTCGATAAATATTAATTTAAAGCTGATTCTAATGCTTTTTTGATAGCTGATGCAAATGAAGTTTTATTGAATGGTAAATTATCATCATTTAAATCTAAAAACATAGATTGTGTTGATGTTTCGGCTAATCCTTCACCTAATAATTCTTTATCACCTAATAATACTTTTATTTTTACTATAGTTTGTTTTTTATTTTTAGCAAATGGCCCTAATGACATTCCTTTAGAAGGCGCTTCTATAGAATAAACATCAATAATAACAGGATTACCATCTTGACATATAGAATATTTGTCAGATATTAATTCTTCAGCCATTTGTTTAATACCAAATGTAATTCTTTTTTGACTCATTTCTTCGATTTGAGCACTTGAAGTTATTTCTTTAACAGTATAACACTCTTGTGAAAACATGAAAATAGGAAATAATAAAATAAAAATTAATTTTTTCATATTGTTTAATAATTTATTTTCCAAAAAGGAAATTAGAAATTTTATCGTAGAACTTTTCAAATAATTGATTTAATGTTTTCATATATTAGAAATTTAATTTACCTCCTGTGAGTACTTGATAGTTTAGGAATGATTCACCAACTTGGTATACTCCTGTAAAGCTTACGTTAAACTTGAATGTTTTTGTTATTTTTATGTCCCATGAATTAAAGGGTACAGCTAATATTCCGGCGTCCCACCATTTACCTTCATAGAATTGAGTGAATGGAGAATAAACTCCTAATATAAGTATACTAGTACTAACTCTATCACTTACTTTAAAAGTAGTATGAACACCTCCTACGGCAGACATATTTAATAGAGATCTTTCTCCCATTTTACCTGCTGTAAAGTTTACACCAAACATACCTGTTAATTTTTTGTTTACTTTATATGATTCTAGTACTGTAGTTGTACTAAAGAAGTTTTTATCGAAATCCATCATAAAGGATTGAGCACCTACTGTATTTAATTTTCTAGATTTATTAACCCAAGATTTATAAAAAGTAACATTTAAGTTATTAACCCCTGATGTGAAATTAAATAATACTCCTTTAATCCTAGTTCCTCTTGTGTTAGCATGAGTTATACTTCCTACAAATCTAAAGTTTTGAGTTTGATCAGTATTAGCTATTGCTACTATATCTCCAGAAGCGATTAAACTTCCTGCATTTTTTGTAGCAGCATTAGATTTTTTACCTCCACCTGATGTACTCCCACCATCAGCTGACCCACCATCTATTGCGTTTGATAAAGAGTTAGCTAAATTGCTCCCACCTCCACTTGATCCTTCTACAGATGACTCAGACGTTGAACTTCCTGTTGAAGTTGGTTGATCTGGATTTGTAGTTTCTCCTCCTTGTTGAGGTGTTCCTGATGCAGGTTGTGAAGGTGTTCCTCCAGTAGAACTAGGATTGGTTTGGCTTCCTTGATTTTGGTTACCTGTTGAGCCTGTTCCAGTAGTTCCTGAATTTGATCCTGCAGATGTATTTGAATTTGATTTTTTGTCATCTTTTGAGTTTTGGTTAGTACTACCTTCTTCATTTTGTGAAGAGTTTGTTACTCCTCCTGCTGTAGCTGTCATAGAATCCCCCATAGATCCTCCTACAGATGCTATTGATTGTGCAATGTTAGTTACAGATATTACATTTGTAACAATGGTTAAAGTATTAGCAACGGTAATGTTAGTTATACCATTTACAATAGCTGTAGTTACAGATTCACAAGGTGAGTTTGTGTTTTGTTGAGATACTGTATTTAACCAGTTGTCAAATACTCCCGAAGAAAAATCATTAGATGTAAAAGTGCTATGATTGTCGAAGTAACTTACCATTACCCCTCCACCAGCTGGTACGTAAATACTTTTTGATACTAGAGTGCAAGGGTCTTTGTAAGTATAAGTGTACTGACTCCAAGAAGTCAGGGCTGAAAATAGTGAGAATAATAGTATCCATTTTTTCATTAACTACGAAATATCCCCTTTTTAATCATTTTACTTACTACTCTTGAAGAAGCAGTTTCTAATGACTTTTTGGTAGATATTCCGATTGTTGATTGGTTAAATTTTATATCGTCGATTCCGTCTAGTAGATTAGCTTTCTTCACTGTAACCGCTTCACCAGATCCTGATCCAGTAATTATTTCACCAGTTTGTGCATCCACAAATCTTACTTGTAATCCTAATATTGTTTTTTGTTTTATTTCGATTCCGTTAGTTGCAATTTCTTCATCCTCACCTACACTAAAATCATATACTTCTATGTAAACGAAGTATTTTGCTAGAATTACATTTCCTTTAACAACTATTTCATTTGAAGAGATTCCTTTGGCTGATGCTTTATGTTGAGCAATCATTTTTTGTTTTATCTCTTCTTTATCTTCTGTGAATACAAATCTATCTGTAGATTCTAAATATTCAAGTACTATGTTAGCTACACCTAATCCTACTCTAGCGTCCTTTAATTCAGGATACATTTCATATAATTCTGCATTAATACCAATTTTTAATACAGATATTGGTATTTGAATAGTATCGGTATAATTAGATACAACTTCTAAAGACTGTTTCTTTTCAAAATCAGCCTTATACTCCTCAGTTTTAGTAGAGCCTATTTTTTGTGAATAAGATACTAAACTAAGAAATAAAGTTATAAATACTAATACGTTTTTTACCATGACTCTTCTTCTTTTTTAACTGGAGCAGGAGCAGGGGTTGTTTGAGCTGGAGCTGATTGTTGCTTTACGTTATTAGAATTTGAATTGTTTGATTGTTGTTTTTGTTGGTTGGTGTTATTGTTTTCCAAATTAACATTAATAACAGGTGCAGCAGCTGGCGCTGCTACTTCGGTTTTTGGTTCTTCTTTATCTTCTGAGTGACCTCCAAATAAAGTTGTTGATACCCAAATACCTGCTCCACCGATTACTGTAGTTAGAGTTCCAATAATGGTTTTTTTCAATCCTGATAATCCACCTTCGTTGTTTGTTTCTTCTGACATAGTTTAATTTTTTATAATTTTAAATGTTTTTACAAATTTAGTATTTGTTATTTGTAATAAATAGACACCACTTGGGTAAGGGTGTAAGTTTTCTTGAATAAAATTATCTCCTTTTACAAAACGTTGTTTTTTGTTTTGTAAAACATTACCATTTAGGTCATAGACTATTATATTATAGTCTCCACTTACAGGAAGAGATAAATCTAATGTTACAGTATCATTTGTAGGTACAGGATATGCTCTACCATTAATACCGTCTTCATCTAAAGGAGCGGCATTTCTATTCATGTTAACATACCCATCTGTATTAGTTACAGCTATATCCCATCCTTGTACATCTCCCGCTGTCTTTCTTCCTACTGTTATAGGAGTTGTAGTCCAGTTAGGATTAAGTACTGTAAACTTCAATATAAATAGTTCTGTAGGGTTTGTAATAGAATATTGTCCATGTGTTCTATCATATCCTCCCCATCTTACTTTTCCATTTCCGGTATCCATTGTATAGGTTAACCAGGTTTGTGCTTTTTCAGATAAGATTATTTCTGAGAATTGTAGAATACTTTGATCATAATTTAAAGCAAACTCTAAACTCCCTAATACATTCCCGTTTGTTTGAATTGTTACAGGTAAATCAATAGTATTAGATGGAGACACTGTAATCCCAGGTACTTGAAATTGTACCTGAGAATATAGTGAATTTATTGATAACAGTGCTATGATTATATAGCGTAACATATTAATTACGTCCTGTTCCGTTTGCGTCTCCTAATACTAATAAATAATAATTAGCAGCTGTTGTATTATTGATATTAGCTGAAGTAAATGTTGATACCCCTGGTATTGTAGCTGATAAACTTGTTGTAGCAGCTGCAATTTGAGTGTATTGAGCTTCTGTAAAGAATAACACATCTGGGTTGTTTGGGTAAGTTGTTAAACCTTGAGCTAATCTAGAGAATAATGTATATGAATCTGAAATTGTAATTCCATTTGCTTGGTTAGGGTTAGCAGTATAGAATTGAATTCCAGTTGGTGTTTGTAATCCTGTAGCAATTTGAGCCATC